TGGTTAGGGTCTAGCCCTTGCTGCTGGAATGTCTGCATGACGTTCTGCATCGCAGTGTCATATGCATTCTGTCGCGCTGTCTGGAAGTTGCTCTCATTCGTTGCAGCGGTCTGGTTAGCAGTCGCTGTAGCAGTGTCCGATGCTGCCTGCGCTGCCTGTGTGCGTGCATCGATCTCAGCATTCAACTGGTCCTGTGCAGATGGTCCAGTGTTCTGGATACCACCATACGGACCAATCGCAGTCTGTTGCACGAATGACTTACCAGTGACAGGATCAGTCAACACAAGTGGAGCCGGTGGTGGATAATACTGTTGTCCACCACCGCCTCCCTTGCCACCCCCACGTGCCATGCAGGTGAGGCAAGGCTGACCACCTTCACTAAACATCATGCCCTCGCATACTTGTAGATGGTCCCGAACCGAGTGAACCCCATGTGCCGATACAGTGCGTCCACTGCCACGGTGCGGATACCTGCAACATCCCCTGACTGGACGATGTATGCACCCTTGGCATCAAGGCACCAGTCAACGAACCCACGCATAAGCTTAATGCCAATAGCAGCGCGCTTCGGTGTGCCTTCGCGAACATACCATGCATCCTCCAGGCCCATCCACTTCGGTGAGAAGTAGAACTGCACCACCTTGCCGCACACCGCACCAACGTAGCCAGTGTCGTCACTTGCGAGCATGAAGTAGTAGTTCGGATCATGCATCACACTCAGCATCGTTCGTCTGCACCAGTTCCAATCGAACTCAGGACCATCTCGACCAAAGCAACCAAGGCCATGCAACTCCCTAGCCAAGCCAACAGCGTAAGCAAGATTATCATTCGACAGGCGGTCGAAATGCATCTGCTTGGCACTGCGAGAGGATGGCAGCGATTGGTTCAGCGACAAGCTCATATGGCATCCTTAGAGGTCCGCCGATGCGGTATAGTTTTGATTGAAACTCAAAGTGCCTGTGCCACTAGCGGTGGCTGTGAAAATCGCACCGCCTGCGTCGATCTGTGTAGCCGTAATCACGGAAACAGAAACCGTTGGCGTCGCTCGCATTTGTGTTGGCCACCTTAAATTGTATGCGAACTGTCCTCCAGAGGTCTGATACCCGAACAGTGAAGCTACACCGACCTGATAGAACCGCTGGCACCTGCACAGATCATCCGCCGGATCGGGCTTCTCCAGCGGCGTGGCAACGCTGCCGATCTCTAGCTGTATGCCCCAGAGATAGACGGTTCCCGATTGCACACCGATGTTGCCTGACCCCACTGCATAGGTTGCCTCTGCGGAATACCAAAGATTGAGAATTGTGCAGTGGTTCTTGTTGCTTCCGATTGTCTTGCCCGCAACACTAGGAAGACTAAAGGTCACCTGATAGCGCGCCCATGTCGTGCTCAGCGTAACCGCGCTTCCGGCCCCTGCAACTGTTGCACTGGGGCTGCCTCCTGTTCCAAAGTTTTGGTTCAGCGATACACCAAGCTTCGGTGTTCCCGCTGTCGCCTGCGCCCAGAAGCTCACGGTAACTGTCTTTCCTGACAGCCGCCTTACGTCCTCAATGGAGTGTGCGATTAGGTTATATGAACCAGCAGTAGCACTACCAACAAATGTGTTTCCAAGTGCATTTTCAGCAGCTTCATCACCTATCTGCGCTCTTGAAGTGTCACTCATTGAAGTCCAGGTGATTGATGACGTGCCATTAGCTGTAAACATGGCCCATCGATCTAGTGTGTAGCCGTTAGCTGTGAACGGACCCGCGCCACGCTGCGCCACATTGAACAGCGAGTTGTGTAGTAGGTTGCGGCCGACGTTGGTCGATAGCTGCGGAGGCGGTGCCGTTGTAGCATTCAGCCAGTAGGTCGGATTATTGAGCCGATCCTGGTAGAACGTCGTAGGCGATGCAGCACTTGTATGCGTAACTTGACACTGCCACAATGTGGCATTGCTGCCATCCAGCGTAACCTGTCCAACTACATACGATGTGCTATTGCTCCATGTGCCTGCAAAGTTTGGCACTGCCATGAATTGGGCGAGGAACCCATCAATGGTATCCATGTTACCATTGACGGCCTGATCCCACGGTGCTGCATCGAATGCAGGCTTGGCTAGTTTCAGATAGCTCGTATACGACATGCACTATCTCCTCACACTGCCAAGCACATAACCAATGGACACGCTGATGAACTTCAGCTTGCGTGTGGTCGAGCCAATGAACCGCAGCTTGAGCAGCTTGAATTTCGTAGTCCACGCATACAGGCGCTCATCAGATGAGTTGCGTCCGCCACCATATGGCACATTGCCGTATGGCACATTGCCATAACCTCCTGTATCACCACCGACGAAGTCCATGCTGAGCATTGGAACGTCCACACCGTTCCTGCTCACGATGTTATCAACGAAGGCTTCGACTGTGAAGGTCGCATCACCTTGCGTATCCAATCCGATGTAGCGCGTCTGCTTGATGTCCATGCGACGCTTGAAGTCTGCCCACGGCATCTCCCACTCGAACGTAAGTGGCACACCCAACCCATTATTCACATCAGCATCGTTAAGGAAATCTGCACCTGTATTGGGATTGTCGAAGTCATACGAATACAGCTTGTTGCCACCTGCGAAGATGATGTTCTGCAATGCTGTGCGACATGCTGCTTGCCACTTCCAACCACGCAACCGTGCCCACGCATCCACCTTCAGTGCAGGGATGTTCGAGTAGCTCATCCCAATCGTCTCAATGACGGTCACCCCATCCGACGCGAACACAGGCATGAACAGGATGTAGCGGAAGTGACGTAGGTCATACACCGCGAACACATGTTGACTGATCTGCTGTGGCGTGAGCGGTTGCAGCAGCGCAGTGATCATGGGATCAACCAGATGCGACGCACGCACGGGACGCAGCGTCTGGTAGATGTTGATCCGCGTGATCGAGTTCACTCCCACATTATCGCAGTAGAAGGTATCATCACCCACACTCGTGAGGGAACGATGTGTGAGGCATCCCCACTCCTCGATGAAGCCATCATCAGATGGTGTGTGCACGCTTGGGGAACCAGCGTAGATGCCAAGGTTGAGTGGCAGAACGCCACGCTCAAATGCAACAACGAGTTTGTCGCGCCAGGCAACCATGCCGGTAATTGTAGCACTGCCCAGAGCAACACGAGGGCCAAGATCAATGTTAACAGCGTCGTTAGGAGGCGGATCACCAAAGAATGTCCCACTTGTTCCACGCGCACTGATGAATATCGTGCTCGGATCGGTGCTCACACCTGCGATGCACATATACTCTGCATGCGTCACCACATACTTGCCAACTGGCGTGTTCACATTCGACAGCGTTCCCAGGTCAACGAGGAACTGTGCCTGCATGTAGTTCGCATCGAGTGGATGACCACTGATGATGACTGGCTTGTTGATGCCATCGCAGATGATCAGATCGCTGTTGAAGATAGTGAAGTTGACTTCCACTGACCCTGCTGGCCATGGGTTCAATCCACCAATGCTGAGTGGTGTAATCGCACCAGTGCCATCCACCTTGTTCATGGCACCGTCGTTCTGCACCGTCACCACTACGTTGTTGAAGTAGATGCAGTTGATAATCGGTGCGGAGCTTGTCAGCTTCGTCAGGAACTTCGTGCCAGGACGCAGTTGCAGCGATCCATCGATTGCACGCTCAAGGTTGTCTAGCACCTTGGCGAACTTAGGCGACATGTTCAGATCAGTGTCAGTCACATTCAGTCCGCCCTCGAACGAGCGAACCGTTGACACCTGCATGACGCTCTGCGGCTGTTGACCGCGCGGGTTCAGGTTGCCACTAGTTTTGTTGAGATACATGCTGTCCCTTGTGTCGTAGAAGCGATCAATATCGGATGCACTCATGTCATGCCGCCACGTAGCTGATCGAGGCACTGACCGTGGTTGAATTGGCGATGATCGTGGCGCCGTCGTATCTCTGTACATACACGGTGCCGCCCGATATCATGGATAGCAGTTGGGTGCCGGTGGTATCGTTCCGTCCGGTTCCGGTTCCCTCGATGCTATTATTGGCCGCAACCGGCGGATTGAACATGAGGCCGCCGCTTCCTGTCCCGGCGCTGGTGATGGTTGCGTGCAATTCGATCGTGACTTGTTTGCCGATACGCTGCCCCCAAGCCGTCGCGGCACTGGCGCCAAGCGTTCCTGATTGAGCCGCCAGCGTCGGTGTCCAGCTATACCACGACGTGCCTATGTAGGAGCCTTGCAAGCCGGGAGGCGTAAAAGTCCAAGCGGCACCAAAGCTGTTATCAAGTATGGCGTTGGTCGTGGCGTCGGCGCTGCTGTTGATCGCCACACCGGAGCCACCAGGAGCGCAAAAGACGTTGCCAGTTATGTTATAATTGCCGCCCGTGATGCTAACCATCGGCACCGTCCACGCTGAGGCGGAACCGGGCACAATCTGGTTACCCGTAAAAGTCAGAACACCACCTGACTGCACCAATGCCTGATAACCCGTGCCATACACAACGATGCGGCTACCGATCAGTTCCAGATCGCCGCCAGTGAGACTTACCGATGCAGGCCCCGTCTGCCCATTATTCTCGAACTCGTGCGACGAAACCTTTACCGTTCCGGCAGCAATCTGCAACTGGGCATTTGTGTTGCTGCCTGTCGCTGATCCGGTTGAGTATCCGCCGACGATCTGGACAAGCGCACTAGGACAGTTCACTTCGATGGTTGCGTTGTTGCCATCCATTTGCAGATTGGAGAACGAGTTCGGTCCCCAAATTGGATTAGAACCTTGCAGGATTGCGAGCCGCGCATTCTGCGAAAAGAAGTTCGTGCAAGTTGCACCCTGGTTGTCGGTGAACACCGCCGCGTAAGTGCCCCCGTCCATGTAAACAGCATTGGTGCCACCACCAGGGATGCCCCAGGGGAAGAAGTGATAATCACCAATATCAATGATACCGACCGATCCTGCGAAGTCTAGTCCGCGATAGAACGCTCCGCAATCGATGTTGTTGATCCGGTTGACACCATTGCTCATGGTCCAAGCAGCATGAATGCCGATCCACGCACCACCAATCCACACGCTATCGACCAAACAATTGTTGCCATTGGTCAGATCAATCGCAGGCGGATACATCACGCCCTTGCCATTGGTTCCCGCACCGTTGGCAAGCGTGTCGAAATTCGACCGGCTGGATACGTTAGGCTGTGCAAAGAAAATCCCGAGCTTCTCAACCCCTGGCGATCCATAAGCATTACCGACCAGCGCTATCACTGAAGTCGCTGATGGATTGAAGCTGTAGTCCACCAAAATCTGTGTGTTCGTTTTATTGTCACCGAATAGGGTCTGGCCAGTGAGTCTTTGGTCGCTAGGACGACGGCCAGCATTTACCGTGATGGTATTGGTGATCCGGTAGACACCGGGTGGTAGATAGACATTGTGCCAAATGCCGCTTGCGTCGGCCGCTAGAGCAGCGTTGATTGCTGCGGTATCGTCGGTGACACCATCACCCTTGGCTCCGAAGTCTTTGGCGTTAAGCGCAATCGGTGTTATCGAGTTCCTATCGATGTATTGCTTCGTCGCAGCATCAAACGGACCAACAGGATCACGCCACAGTGTGAGCATGCCAGTCATTGTGTCGCCACTGCGTAACACACGCTCACTGAACGCTGTGTTCAGCTTGTCCGCACGTAGTGGGTTCTCACCCCTGCTGAATACAGTCTGACTACCGCTCATGCTAGTGGGTCCGCATCCAATACGAAGTAGGTGTTGTCGGTATCCTGTATGATACCAGTGCCACTCGGGAACCGTGGATCAAGTTCAAGCGGCTGCGTGCTGAACGCTGCCTTGATCTTCGTCCTGCGGTTCTGTGCTAGCACTTGGAACTTGTTCACCTGTGCAGGCACAGTGCCATCATCGACTGTATACATCCAGCATGCATCGTATTGGAGCAGCAACTGGTCGATGTATACCTTGTCGGTAATGCCCAACGGCAGTGCTGGTCGCTGGCGTGCCCACACTACAACACTGATGCTGCTATCAGGTGGGAACACCTTGAACGGTCGTGCAGGCACAGTGTAGTCGGGCATCATGTAGAATGTGCTCAGTCCATTGCGGATGAGCAGAGGGTTCATGCTCTGTGGGAACTCACGCAGCTTGCGATTGCTGCCATCGCGATACACTGCTGCGATGTCGTGATACTCAGTGATGCTAGCCAGTGGACCAACCAAGTCTTGTGTCAGTGCGCCAGTCGATCCATCGAGTGGGATCGGCCCAATATACGTCATGTAGTTGGGCCACCACATCTCTTCGATCTCAAGCAGTAGTGCATCCTGCACATGCTGCAATATCCTGCCTGCTGAATATATCTGCGTAGCTACGCCAGGCACCTGCGACAGTTCATTGATGACTGCATTGACAATGTCACCGACAACCGCAGGCATGGCATGCTCCTAAATGAAGGACGCTACACGCACTGGGAGGAAAGGATAAGCCTAGCGCGTGTAGGTCCAACCCCCAGCTACGCGGCGGCTTGCTGGAGTCCGTGCAGACCACCATTGTTGCTGGTGTTCACATCGTTTGCACAGTCAACCACTGCGCTGATGATGTTGGCACCATTCATTGCTGTGGTCGTAACATACGTGCCACGTGGATCAGTTGTCACGTTGGTCTGCGGATCGACCAGACTCGGTCCATTCAGCGTGCCTGCCGCAACAACGACACCGTTGCCGACTTCCCATTCAACGCGGATCGTCTTGTATGGCAGTCCGAGCTTCACACCAGTCCCAAGACTGAGTGTCGTTGCCGCAGCCGTATACGTCACGTAGTTGAACGACTTGAACGCCTTGACACCGACCACTGGCGTTGCGCCATTCATCGTGATCTGCTCAGCAATCGGCTGACCGAGGTAGTCCCAGCCATACACGACAATGTTGGTAGCCATTGCGCCACCAGCCACTGCCTGGATGTTGCGACCGAACGGATCAGGTATCGCTGCTACAGCACTCAGGTCGATCTGCGTGCCTGCCGCAATACTTGCAGCATTCAGCACACTGGTCGCCACAGCCGCAAGCGGTGCACCGAAGCTCACACGCGTGAAACCGTTATAGTTCACATCGCTGCTGTATGCCATCGCTTTGACATACATGTTGATCCGGCGCGGAAAGTTCGTGCCGATAGACATGACATTAGGCATTATTCGATCTCCCCATCAGTGATGGTTGCCAACCCGCCCTGATTACGGGCACGTGGCCTGTTGTGTTGCGAACGCTCTACGATCTCCTTCGGTGTCAGTGCGAAGTTATTCGGCACTTCCTCTCCAGAGTTCATATCCACGACACGCGGTTGCTCTAGCACACCCACACGCCGCAACTGTTCTTCATCATCCGCAGCGATGAACATGCTGTGTCCCTGCGGGAAGTAGACCATGTAGCCATCATGGAACACTTCCTGCTTAGGCACGAGCCTGCGTGTGATGATGTCCTTGTTGCCAGTTGGTCCAACCTTACGCACATCTTCCTCGATGTGCATCACCATGCGTGTGAAGTTGCCAGTCACCTTCTCAGCCTGGAATGCAGGCTTGAAGTCGATGTTATTCCCTGCCATCTGCACCTCGCTCTTCCCACTGTGGTGCAACTTCACGTGCTGGCTCAACGATGACAACACTGTTGGACACCGCAGGCTGTGAACTGCCACCTTCGTTAGTCGCAGTCAGCAAGCACACGGCACTGTGTCCCACGTCCTCTGGTGCGAACGTATACACCTCAGTGCCATCACCAACAGCCGTAGTGCCATCCAGCACCCATTGGTAGACACGCTCAGTTGGATCACCTGTCCAGTTGCCCATTGTGCAGGTCAGCGTAGCACCTTCCTGCTGCACATACGGTGCATCGACAACAGTCGGTGGACCAAACACAACGTTGTGGTCAGGTCCATACGAGGTTGCATTGGGATACAGTTGCAGCAGCTTCTCATGCTCGACTGTTCCCGCGATCACCTCGATCTGCCCTGGCTGCGTTTCGTCGTAGCCCTCATCCGCAAACGCATCAGGTGTCTCTGGATTTCGCACTACGCGCTCACGCTTCGGTTCGTCTGGCATCAGACCCTCCTACACGAGATTGATGTCTGGACCATACATCGTCACGCGTGGAACAGTGCGCAACAATAGTTGGTGCTCAGGCGACTGTATCTTGATCGTCTTCTGTGCTACTGTCGCTGACACGACTGGTTCGTCAGCACTGGCAGGTGTGATGTTGGCACCTGTATTGTCCACTACTGTGACGTTTGGTCCATATCGTGTTGCCTGATCAGGACCAACAGGACCGATTAGCTGTTCCAGCGGAACCGATCCTGCTACAAGAACTACTGTGCCGCTCATTAGTTTGTCACCACTGCGTGGGTCCTAAATGCCCGCCACAGACACCACTGGCCCTGCCACACGACACGGCTACCAACCGCATCGATGTTCCACGGACTCACCAACTCCTTCACCTTCATATTCACGCCACGCAGCATGTGCAGGCGCAGATATGTGTCATTGATGAAGTAGGCATACGTCACTGGACAGTCTTCATCATACAGGATGGGGATGCCATTGTGCATGCAGCCCTCGAAGCCGAGGTCGAACATGCGCTTGCCAGCCTTGCCTTCACTAAGCGGGATCGTCATCTTGTCGCGCACAGCCTGCCGATACATGCGGTAGATGTTGCGACCAGCAAGGATCAGATCAGGGCGCTCACCCTTCAGCGTCAAGTCCATCAGCACGTCATCGAACACTTCCTCTATGTTCGTGCTGTCCATGCCTCCCGCAAATACGTAAGCAGAAGTCCGCCACTGAGGCTGAGTAGCACGATTGATGCCACCAAGCGTACCAGTGAGTGGGTTGGTAGGAATGACAGAGCCAAGGCCCAGAGGATCGGTGCCACCACCGACAGCATACAGATACTGAGAGAACTTATCCTTGATGCTCTCTTCCAGCACATTCATCTTCTCCTTCATCAGCTTGAAGATGGCGGCTGCACCGTTGTTCTCGTCTTGCTCCTGATCACTGATGATCACTGTGCCAGCGACACGCGAGTAGCCATACTCCACCGTGTCGAACTCATCGGTCTGGTTCACAGGCAGCGGTGTGTAGTAGGAATACGACGTGATGTTGGGGTTACGACCGACCGTGAGCGGATTGGTGATGTTGTATCCACCATCCTCATACTCTACGCGATCATTCGAGAACACCCACGCCATCAGCGCATTCGACTTGATGCTCGCCAAGACCAGCTTACGCCTAGACTTAGTGAGCGTGCTGTGCAGAACATCTGCGACAGCCGGGATGATTGTTCCAACAGGCATAGCCTATTCCCTCAGTTGAGTGTTACACCATGTTCCTGCATCGCGTGACGGATGATGTCTGACCACGATGCATTCTCGTTATACTGTTGTGTAGCACCGTTACCTATTGGTGCTGCACCGTTTGCACTCGCACTGCGTCTGCCAGGAAGCGGACGCTGCGGCTGCTGTTGCTGGGGAGGCTGCTGAGGGGCAGGCTGCTGTGGTTGCTGCTGCAATGCAGCGATCTGCTGCTTGAGCGGCTGTGTCCAATCCAGATTGTTCTCGTGTGCCCACCGGA